GAGCTGAATAAGTATCTATCAATCCGCTTAGCGTGTTGGATTCCGCGTCGGATAGTGCCGTAGATACCGCCCAGAAGTTCATATTTATCGGGCAAAACTGATCTGCCGTTCCTGCGTTGTTACGACCTAATAAGTAGATAGCGTGTGTAGGCTGTGACGGTGACGGAGCGTGAGTTGCAGCACTTGTCGCTACTGATGTTGTGTTGCGTCTGATCTTACGTGATGTAGAACTGTTTGCGGTCATAAAGAAGTTTGCCGCACCCGTCGCGTTTGTAGAATCAAATACACTAGCATTTGATTGATACATGAAACGAATCACATCAGATGTAAATCGTGATCGTCCGTACATTTGATTCGTTGTTGAGGATGTTACACCCCAATCAATGCCAGTTCTTACTGCCGATGTTTTAACGCGCCATGAAACAGTTACGTTATCAAGCGTTAAGTGTGTATTCGGTATGATTCCAGTATTTAAAAACTGTGTTACGCCGTCACTTGTCCACCCGTTAGTCGAATATGATGGCGCTGCTGATGACGATAACGTATAAGACGAACTGATGGCGTTATAATACGAAGCACCGATTGATGTAGGCGAAACAGGATAGATAGCAATGAATTTGCTGTAAATATTAGCCGCCTTTGCATCTACTACAAACCTGTTCCAAGCGTTTCTCTCCGTTGTATTGGTAATACCTGCACGAGTGAAATACGAAGCCGCATCCGTGTCGTATGTTACAGATGAAAATCCTATGTTCGCATCTAAAAACCTATTTACCCCGATCATGACACGAAGTTATACGCGATCAACGAACCAGACGAAGCCGTAATAGCAACAATGTACGAACCCGAAGGAGCGCAAATGTAAGTTCCCGCTTTGAGCGTTTTACCGCTAAGGTTTGCCTGTGTCAGATAGTTTGTGGATGTAAATCCCGTAGGAGTTGTGTTCAGCGTTAATACGGTCAACACAGTATCTTCTAATACCGTGAATCCGTAAAATAGTTTACCAGTTACCGCGCTATCTGCTGATGAGATATGATAGCATCCTGCGTCTGCTGAAAGTCTTGAAAGTGTCATTGTTTTATGTTAAAGGGTTTTGATTAAATGGTATTGCACATCGGTTATTCGGTAACTTCACGCGTATCGGTATCATGAATTCTACCGTCGTTAAATTCTTTGGTGTCCGCTCCGTTCGTATGCTCATGTTTATTGTGGCGCTTTCTGATACATTCCAACCGTAGCGGCTATCCATGCACTGAGCAATGACATCTTCCGCGATACGAACCAGATCAGATTCTACCTCTAATTCGTTAACCTCACCGCGCTTCACGTTGTCCGCCAACACGATATTCATGTTGTACACGTTCACGCGTCCCGATTCACGGCTGATAGAATCACACGCGACCCACATTTCAGGCGAATTCGTAGTGCCTGACAAATAGAACTCATGCGGATCACCGTAGTAAAACGTGTGTATCTGCAAATGCTCACTAGCGATCACCCGAAGGTTTTCCACCAGTTGATTCAGCGTTTGTATGTTGGTTACTGTTGACACGTTTTTTGAATGCTTCTAATTTGGCTCTTGTTTTGTTACGTTTACGCTCAGAGGTCAACGGAATTGTTTCCTTTGCAGCATGGGTCGTATTTTCCATAGATCGAAGTGTTAGGCATGAACCATCCCGCACCGCGTTGTGATCGGTTCGGGTGTATTGTATCTACTCCATCCCCTGCGTCACTATACAGCGGATAACTTGCATCGTTTTCAATAAGGTAATTGGTGAGGCGATCAGAGTATTCCTCAAAACGCTCACGGCAATACGTAACCATGTAATCCAAATCCGACTTACTGGCGGGGTTAGCGTTATCGCTAGTCTGCGTTACGATGCCTTTGTTACGGAACTTGTACGTAAAGATCATAACCCCATCAGCCAGTACGCGCCATTTTAAAGCGGGGTTGATTTTCTCAAACAACAAAGTCTGATTCAACGCGGTAATCGTGTTAGTGCGTACCTGCGTTTTCAGTTCTTCATACAATGCCGTTCCGACAATCGGAAGAATGAACAATTCCTGCGAATCCCATATCAGTTCCCGCAGTTGTTGATGATCGTAATTCGATTCAACATAAGCCAATAACCCCGTGTCGTTGGCATCCATGAATGTCGGTCTGTATATAGTTGGCATCTTACTTGATCTTAACTAATTGCTGTTTCCACGTATGGCGACACTGAGGCTGATTCACTCCGTCGTTATTGTACCACCCTCCGCGTAAAGTCCAAACGTTGCGATCTTCTTTCGCTGAGATCTGATTGATTTCGTCACGGGTGTACACGCGGTTCAGTCCGATCAGATCACGGCAGAACTTACGTGTGCGTTCGTTACCGTTTTCATCTTTTGGCAATATCGGTTCACCCATCCCTGCCGCCACGTCGTACTTGTAAACCACCTCATATTTATCCGTCTTTGCAGGTTGCTCCGAGATAACATCGTTTCCTGCTTTGGTAACTTCGTTAACCTGCGTCTTTACGCCTTGAATGTCTTCCGTTCCCGATGAAATGTAGCCGTTGTCAATCAATCGCCCGATGGCATCACGTACTTCTGATGGCGTAACTTTCACCGCCTTAGCGATTACGTCAACAGGTGCGTATTTGTCCTTTGAAAGCAAATCCAACACAGAGCGGTCAATGCTTTTCACTTTAATATCTGCAAACTCAATGCGCTCAAAGTCCTTTTCGAACTTTTCAATCTCGGATGGATCGGTTGACGGGCAATCTCTTTCAGTGATCACCTCAAACAACCCTGCATCACGCCCGAACTGAGCGAAGATGTCCATTTTTGCCGTTGCGAACTTACTTAGCGTCTGTGTAGTGGTAGTTTTTGCCCCTTTTAAGCCCACCAGTGAGCGCAATTCCTCCGCGCTGAGTGATTCTACCACTTTAGGCAATACTGCGTCTGGCAGCGCGTTTAATGCGTTCAGCATCTTCTGCGCTTTTTCGTCCACCACCGTATCAACTCCGAACGGGTTAAACTTTTTGCTGATCAGCTTAATGCCTACACCGAAATCCGACGCGAAAGTATTGAAAGTGTCCTCGAATGTCTTTTGAATCGGGTCTACATACGCACGCTGAAACGCATTAACGTACATCTCCGCTTCATTACGCTGCCCTAGCGCCCCTGCTTCGGTGTAACCTAGCAATAACTTAGGGTAGTGATGCGATGCGGTGATATGCAATACCGCCTGATCTACGATTTCCTTGTAAAGTGTGGACTGATCGGAAACAAGGCTGTCCTCTGCGAACATTCCCAATTCTTTCGACGGGGCAAAGTTCACCACAAGGCGCTCACCGTTTTCTCCGATGAAATTCTTCTTAATGCCGTCCACCATTTCCTCCTGTTGCTCAGGTGTTGGCAGTTCACCAATCACGTTAACGATCTTTGCAGGTGAGAAAGACGCGGAAATATTTTTGAACTGAAAGTCAGTGTAGCGGATGTCGTTTTCTATCCACGTAACAGCGCCAATGTAATCAGGCACTCCGTAAATGTAACTTTCGGGAGCGTATGGCGTGTAATAGTAAACCTGATTGCCTTTTCTGTTCTTCGGATCGTATGCCGCGAATGTCTGAAAGTCTTCAGCCTCTGTTGGCTTTGGGTTTTTCTTTCTGTTGCCTTTTGCGTCCTGAATCCACCATTTCGACGTGTAGTAAAACTTAGAACGGTCTGCATTGGTGCGGATGTTCTTAACGTCGATATATTTCAGCGTTGCTCCGCGTTTGCTTTTACCCCACTGCACCAAAACCGCATACGCTCCGAACTTCATATAGTCCAAAGCAATTCGGTTGTATGTTCCGTTCAAATCAACATCTGAAAACGGCTGTTGTAAGATTTTATTCGCTAGTGCCTTTTGTTCAATGCTGTGGATTCCCGTAGGATCGTAACCCAAACCACCGCCAACAATATAACGAACCTTGCTATTGATAATAGCGTTATGAATAGACGAACGCATATACAGCGTTTCAAGGTAGTACGGATAGTCGTTATTCTCCCCGTAGGTGATCCACTCCTGATCCTTCACCTCAAGAAACTTCGGCACTTTGCGGTTTTCAAACTGCACAAAGTGTGAACTGATCTTCCTGTCTATTGGCTTGTCCATTTATATTCTACGGTTACTTGCGGTGATGTGTACTGATGCGTATCTGTTCCCGTTACCTTCATCTGACCCGTTTCGCACAATGTCGTTGCCAGTCGGTAGTCGGTGTTGTTGCTGCTCGACTGCTCATACACGTAGTACGTATAGATTCCAGAGGGTAGCGTTAATGTGGTAAATCCCCCCTCCTCAATGTCGAACAGGTTAGAACGGTCTTTGTAGTTGTTGGCTACTTCGGTAATGATCTGAACGGCTTCAATGTTTGTAGCGTCATTGACAAAGCGCCACAGCCAGTACGGACTTGATAACGTCTGTTTTTCTTTCAGCGTTACCGCGACCCGTGTAGTAGCATTGCGCGTGATGTTCAGCATACCTGTAAAGACGTGAAAATGGCGTGTTGTGGAAAAAGAAAACCCGACCTTACGGGGTCGGGAATCCTTAGAAACAAAACTACACTTAACCTAACCTAGAGATTATCGTAATTCGTGATATTCAGAATCGTGTCTTTCTCACGTCCTGTAAATGTTACGCTGTAACCGTTACGCTCATTGAAAGCCGTACCCGTTGCAGAACTTGAAGCCGATACAATCAACCCGCGCTCGTAACCGAATAACCACGCGTTGCCGTTGTTATCCTTTACCGCAACATGAACTAACATACCGTGCATATTATTCAGTGAATTGCGGAAAGCTACTTTCAATTTGTTGTTGATGTACGTGATCGTCTGCGTATGTACCGAAGTACCTGCTGCACGATCCGTAGCACCGTCGGAAGTCGCCACCGATGTTTCCTGTGCGCAATCGAAAGCGTACCAATCTGTCAGACCGTTACCCGCAAAGGTGATCTGACCAGACGTTACAGTAGCAAGCCCCGCAGATACAAGGGTCGCATCAAATGCACGAACCTTAATCTGTGCCACGCCACCATTGCTGTCGTTACAGTCAATCGTGAATGAATTTAAAATGCTGTTTGAACAAGGCATTGTTTTATTGTGTTAAAGGGGAGGCGTCACACCTCCCCGTTATACATTCTGTTTACTACGCTGTTGCGAATGATACCACCTGATCAGGGAACATCCATCCAGTAGTGAAGCGGTATGTTTCAGTCGAGTACAATTTCTTGTCCTTCTTCTCATACCACACCATTGAATCGTTGATGTCCGATACAAGGTCAGTTCCGAGATATGCCTGTGCTTTGTTGAAAGTCAGGATTCGGTTCTTGAACATCGCAGGAAGTGCGCTGTTGTTGTCTGCGTTCAATCCCGGTACGCCAACGATACGCTGCCCTGTTCCCGGCATTTGCAGCTCATAACGCGGTGTTGATCCGTCGTATTTGTAGTGGAACATATTTGCGTTGGTCAATGCGATAACCAATTTGTCGAAAGTGTCCTCACCGCATACGGTTACTGTGTCTGTCTGACGACGCAGGTCAGAAGGCGTTGCCAACCATACGTTATTGAAGATCGTGATCACGTTTGAAGTAGTGATAGACGTGTGAGACGTTCCCGCTACTGTCTGTGAATTCACATATCCGCCCACAGTTTCGAGTGACTGCAAAAGACCGTTGAACTGCTTATAGTCTGTGTTTGATCCGCCCTGTGTCTTAGAAGACTGCCACATTGCGATCTCGAATTTCTTCGTAACGCGTGCGTCTTTGTCTTCCATTACGGTGTTCATGAATTCAGACGTTGCAGCGTTTTCATCCATGTTAGCACCTGCACGAAGATACTTCTGAGTAAACTTAGTGCGAAGGGTATCAAAACACCATTCGTTTTCAATTCCGAATGTGTCAACTGTCAGCGTAATATCTGCGAAAGTACCACCGTCGCCAGATGAGTTTTGAGCCGAACAACCACTGAGCGCCTGAAATACAGGGTCAGAAGTCATGTACGGAATCTTCTCCGAATACTTGATACCTTCGTAAACGGTTACAAGCGGAATAGATACCGCACCGAAAACGATCTTACGTTTAATGTCCGAACGACCCTCTACGGTGTAGTTAGACAATGATGATACTGTGAAACTTGCCATTGTTTATTGTTGTTTGTGTTTGTTAGTGATTGAATGCTCTTTTTCTGTGTTCGATTACTTCTTCCTCGAAAGTCTTAACCTTCGGGGTTTCTTTTTCAAACTTTACAGGCTCTTGCGGTGCTTCACCGAGTTCTGTTACCGCCTGATTGAGTTTTTCGATTGTCGCTGAAAACTTCGCTTTGTCCGCTTTCAGTTCCGCATTTTCCTGTTCGATTGCTGCGAACTTTGTAACGAGATCAGCAACCTGTGTTTTCAGTGCTTCGATTTCCGCTACCTTCTCGAAGATCATTTCCTTCTCAATGCGCTCGATTATCTGTGAAGGGTTTGGAGCGGTTGTTGCTGCGGGTGCTGCCGCTGTTGCATCCTGACCCATTTCCTGTTCAGTAGTCGCTGCGGGTGCTTTTACCTCCGCTACCGTGCCACCTGCTACGGTGAACACTGTCCCGTCTTCTAGTGTGTACTCCCCGTCAGGAAGTGGCGCTGCACCTGCTTCGGTCATAACCATAACGGGTACACCCTGTGCGAGTGCTTCCCCTTCGATGCTTACCATTGTTCCGTCAGCGAGTTTCGCGTCCATGAACTTTTGCTTTTCT